TGTGTTCCTATTTCAAACAATAAAATAAAAATTTTAACATCTGGATTTACATCTAATTTTGGGAAAATTGATGGATATTTTTGGATAGCGATAGGGAGATAATTATGATTTATATTTACAAAAAAGATGAATTAATAGATACACTAAATTATGATATTAATGAATTTAAAAAAGAATGGTATCCAAATTTTCAAAAGAATATGAAAGTATATGATAGAAAATTTGAATATCCTATTTTTGAAAATGAAGAACTTAGAGAAATGTCTAAGGAAGAAAAAATTAAAAATGGTATAGATGTAATTTTAGAAGAAGGTGAAGTTATTGAAAATAAAAATTTAATTAAAATATCTCAGCCAAGTATATATCATAAATGGATTGATAAAGAATGGGTATTGAATTTAAAAGAACTAAAATTACAAAAAAGAGAAGAATTAAAACAAATAAGAACATCTAAACTTTTTGAAAATATAACTGTAAATGGAGATACTTTTCAAGTTAGAAAAGATGATTTAGAGAATTTTTGGGAAGTAGATTATATGTTAAAAAAAGGAGAAGTTACAGAAACAGATACAAGAAATTGGGTATTATCTGATAATACTATAAAAACTTTTAAATATTCTCAATTAATGAATGTACTAACTGAATTTATAAAAAGAAAAGCTACTATTTTTAATAAATTTACAGAGCTTTCAATAAAATTAGAATTTTCTAAAAATATAGAAGAAATTGAAGCTATAAAATGGCAATAGAGAAGTTTTAAATCAAAAGGCATATTCTTAATTAGGCTATATATTTTAAAACTCCTATATTAGCTTATTATTTTAAAAGGAGGAGCAAATGTTCAATTTATCAGATGTAAGTTTGGAAAAAATGAAGGGAGTTCATCCAAATGTTGTAAATTTTATGAAAGAACTTATAAAAGAAACTCAATATGATTTTAAGATTACATGTGGAGTAAGAACTGCGGAAGAACAAAATTATGAGTATAGAAAAGGAAGAACTATTTTATATGATAATCAAGGAAATAAATTAAGCAAAGTTACTTGGTGTGATGGGTATAAATTAAAATCAAAACATCAGGTAAAAATTGATGGATATGGCTATGCTGTTGATATAGCAGTTTTGGAAAAAGTAAAGTACACAGATAAGAAAACTGGAGAAGTGAGAGAAAAAATAGTCGCTAGATGGGATTATAAATGTTATAAAGCTATTTATGATGTTGCAAAAAGTAAAGGGCTAATTGACAAGTATGGGATAGTTTGGGGTGGAAATTGGAAACAAAAAGATTTAGTACATTTTCAATTAGGAACAGCGGATAATATTCAATTTAAAAGATAATGGAGGTAAAAAGTATGAATTTTAATAATTTTCAAAATATGTGTAAAGAAAAAGTGGCCGACTATTTTAATGAAATAGCAGATAAAACAGATGCTTTAAAAATAACAAAAGATAATGTATTTGTTGTTTGGTATTGTAAAACTCTACAAAATGCAAAAGTATTGCTATCTACAACAGTATCTGATGGAATGTATTATGAACTTACTTACAACGGAGATAAAAACGAATTGTACTTAGATGCTTATAAAAAATGGGAAAATAAGAAGTATGATGTAAAATAAGGAGGATATAATGCCAGAACTAGATGAATTTAATTTAAAATATTATGACGGAAAAGACTTTATTTTAGAGAAAGATTATAGATATATGATTAATGGAAAATTAATACATATACCTGCTGGATTTAAATGTGATTTAGCTAGTGTACCTAGGATTTTCAGAAATGTTATTAATACTTATGGGGACCATACAAAAGCAGCAGTTATTCACGATTGGCTGTATAGAAATGGTCATAAATTAGGAGTATCAAGAAAAGAGGCAGATAAGGTATTCTTAGCAGTTATGAAAGAACAAGGGGTCGGCTTTTTCAAAAGACAGTTAATGTATAGAGCTGTTAGAACATTTGGGATGTTTGCATACAAGGAGGATTAATGGAATTAGAAATCACTTTAACACTATTAGGAATGCTTGGAACATCTTTAATCACGGTTGGCGGAGTTGTCCTAGGCTATCATAATTATCTAATGAGGCAAATTAACAAAAGACTAAAGAAAGAAACATATTATATAGAACGTGAAAAATTAGAAAAACAACTTGAAGAAATTAAAGATAGCTCCGAGAAACAGAAAGATGAAATAAAAGCTATGATAACAAAATTAGGAGATAAAGTAGAAGCAGATTATCAAAAAATTTGTGACCATTTATTAAATTGTAATAGGAGACAAAATGGATAGAGGATCAATTATAAAAGATGTATTACTGAAGCTAGGAGAAAACACAATATATAATGATAATAAAAGTGATATCTACATAACTTGTGGAGAGCAATTAGATAGTGTAGTAAATAATATTGCATATTCATCTGCTTTTCTTTTTAATGCTGTAACAGTAGAACTTACAAATTATGGAAAAGTTGATGATGAATACAGATTTAATAAACCTATCGATTGTTTAAATATTTTAAGAGCTAATAATGATTATAGGTTAGAAAATGAATTTATATATTCAACTAGTGATAAAATAAAAATTCAATATTGTAGAAGAATAGATTTATCAGAAATTCCAGATAATTTATTTAATTTGATTGTAGCAATGACAGCTAGAAAAATGGCATTTGCATATAATACTTATAGAAAATCTTTAGAGCTTTTAACTAATGAAGTTACTTTATTGAAAAATGATGTAGTTTCACAACAAGGATTTCAATTCTGGGGTGATGAATGATGCTTACAACTAGTAATAATATGTTTACATATGGAGAAGTTGGTGAAAGATTAGGCGGATTGAGGGAAAGTGAAATTTATCAGCAATCTGCTCAAAAAATAGAAAACTTAATAATAAACGAAATGGGAAATTTGAAGATAGCTAAGAAATTGGCTATCTCTAATTTTAACCATAATATTAAGGAAATAATTGATACTAAATATAATTTTTATATTGGTATTACAAACGATAATAAAGTAGCAACATATGAAAAAACTAACAATTCATTAGGAAGACAACTTTCTATTAATAATACAAATATAGGAAATTTTAGAATAGCTAAGATGTGTGATGATAAATTATTTGTAATTGGACAAAATAATTATGTCTTTGAATTTAATAAGGATACTGGAGCAGTTGGAGTATCAAATTTTTTAAGTCTTATGAAATTACCAGTTAAGGATAAAGATCCTATAAGAATGGATATCTATAGAGCTTACAGAGTTGGATCAGAAATTAGAGTATCTATATTAGGAACTTTTGAAAATCCACAATTTGAAGTCTCTAATGGTATTATAAAAATGGCTGGAAGTAATATAGGACTTTCAAGAATATATAAAGAATATAAAGCTTCTATATCAAAAGATAATATAGATGGTGCTACTGATGGTATGACTTTTGGAGTATTTCATAATTATAAAAATGTAACTGGAAACAAAAATTATTATGTTGGAAATTCTTTATTAACTCTTAGTGGAGAAAGAAATGACCCATTATATAAAGGTAATTACTTTTCTTCATTTGGAGGAAATGGAATTGGAGATATAACTTTTGGCGAATTAATAAAAGTAAATGAAAATATTACCACAATTGGAGTTTATCAGGATAGATTAGTAATAATTAATAATGGATCTCTTTATTTTTCTAAGAAATCAGATTATTTAGATTTTAGAAATAATACTCAATTAGATAGTGCTTTCTTTTTCAAGCCTAATCCTATAGATAATATATATCCTAATATTTATGATATGTACATAGCTGATAAAATGTATATTACAACTTCAAAAGGAGTATATGTAGTATCAACAAATAATATATTAACATCAAATAGTTATACTGTATTTATTGCATCTGAATTAGCTTGTCATGAAGATAGTAAATATTCATATAAAAATAAAGGAGCTTTATTAAATAATGTGTTCTATTATCTTACTGCAACAGATGATTTAAGAAGTATTGAGCAATTACCTAGTTCACAAGGAATAGAAAGTTATTCTACAACTCTTGTAGAAAAATACGAGATAAATTCTAAATTTGACAATATATTTAAATTAAAATATAACAATAAATACTACTTAGTCGCTTGTAGAAAAGAAAAAGAAATTATAGATAAGTTATTTATGTATGAACAACTTGACTATAAAATGTTTAGAAGATACTCGTTAAACCTTCCAGAAAATACTAATAACATAAAAATAATAAATGGAATTATTTTAGGTGAAAATAAAATAATGATTGAAAGCGACGAAAACGTAAGTAAATCTATTCTAAGAATCAATCCGCCATATTTAAAAACTAGAGAAGGAGGAAAATATAGTAATGATTATTCTTCAAGAGTTGTAAGAGTATTTATTAAGGTATTGAATGAAGATAAGGCAGCAATAAAGGGAATTAAGATTAATAATACTATGATAACTAAAAGTGCTATAGATGACGATTTATTTAGTGTATTTAAAATAGAAACAAGTTTTCAAATTTTAAATGGTTTCAATATAGAAATTATTTCTAATGAAAATAATAAAATATTTGAAATTTTAGGAATTGATATAAATATAGAAGTTGTAAGTGATTAAGAGGTGATTTTAATGATGGGATTAAAATTAATGAATCTTGCATTGGGAATTGGGCAAGGTTTTGGAGTATACAAACAAGGGAAAAAAATTATAAATGCAGGAGAAGAAGTTAAGTCTATATACGGAAAGCTTAGAACTAAAGAAAAAGACTTGAGAGAAAGTTTTGAGAACAATAAAATTTCTATAAAAAAAATTAAAGAATATCAAGATGATCAAGCAAAAATACAATTTGAATATAATCAAAAAGAAATAGGTAGAGCTTTAGAAGGAAATTTAAGAGGAGTATTATCTGGGTATGTTTCTGCAAGAGAAAATTTGGAGCAAGAAATTACCAATATTAAAAGTAAATTAGCTTTTAGTGATATAAAAAATGTTGAAAGTAGCTCTATACAAAATGATAGTATTAATAAACTTAAATTAGAAGCTAATGATAAAGCAAATACTCTTATACAAAATCAAACAAATGAAATAGATGAGCTAGAAAATCAAACAAATAATTACTATTATCAAAGTGGATTAAATTATAATAAGACACAAGAAGGAATAAATCAAAATTATTTAACTGCATATTCACAAGCTGAATTACAATTAAAAAGAGATTTAGCTCAACTAAATCAAACTATAGAAAACGGAAATATGGCAGGAGAACAATTAGTAAATCAAGGTTGGGATACTAGAGTTGCTGGGATTAATGGAATAACTAAAACAATTTTAGATGCTGGAAAAGATTATTACATAAATAGATACAAAAATAAGCTTGGAGTAGAAGAAAATATAAAAGAAATTCCAGGAACTTATAATAATGATAATAATTTTGAAAAAATATGGAAACACAAAAGCTTTGATTTTAAAGGTTTCGGTGGAATAGGAGGATTAAATGGCTAATGAATTTATAGAAAAAGAAATAATGAAAGAAAGAACAGGAGCAAATGTTTCACCTATAACAGTTGATACACAAAGTAGATTTTTATTAAATCCAACAAGTGTTGAAGGAGTAGCTGTAAAAAGTCCACCTAAAATACCAATACATGAAAATATGCTTTTAGAGACAGTAGAAAAAATAGCAAAGGAAGCAGAACAATTAAAATTAAATAATGAAAAAAACTTGCTTGATTTATCAATAAAAAATAAAGAACTTGAATTTGAAGAAAAATGGGCTACTGTAAATAATAAATATGGTGATAGATATGAAGAATATTTAAAAGATTATGATGAAATGCTTAAATCAAAAAAAGAATTAGTACAAAAAAATAAATATATTGACATGAATGAAAAAACTCTAACTATGAAAAATTTAGATATTAATCATAATCAAGGCAGAATTAAGATGCAAAAAGATAGGAATCAATATTATGTAAAAGAACAAAATGATATAGCACTCGCTACATTAGAACAAAGAAGAATTATAGGATCTAAATATGGTTTAAACGATGATGAAAAAGCAAAAGAAAACTATACATATATGAGAGATACCATAGAACAAATTGCTAAACTTTCTGGAATGTCAGAAGAAGAAAAAATTGTAATGTTAGGTAAAAACATTGGTGGAACAGAAGTAGCAAGACTTAATAATAGAATAATGGAAATTCAAAATAGTTCTATGAGTCTTGAACAAAAAAAAGTTGAAATAAATAAAATAATAGCATATATGGATAATGAAAAAATTGTTAATGATTTAGTTGATACTACTATGGAATTTTACAAAGGAAATGATGAAAAAACAGCAAAAGAATATTTAAAGATTCAATTTGAAGGGGAAACTAAATCAGTCTTAAAAGGAATTAAATCACAAATAATTGAAATTCAAAAAGAAGAAAAGGCAAGAGCAAGAGCTGCTGCTGTAGAAGCAAGAGCAAGGAGAAGAGCAGAAAGAGAAAGAACTCAAGCAATACAAAATAATTTTAATATAGCTTATAATAGTGGAAATTATAATACAATGGAAAATGCTATAACTGCAAAAACATCAAAAGGAGTAAGATATGACGATAGAGTATTAGGTGAAATTAATGCAATGGAAACTAATAATATTAATAAGTCTAGAATTTATCATATAACTGGGAAAACTGTTCAAGAAATTAATGCCAGTAACGAGTATATAAAAGGCTATGTTCCTGAGGCTGTTTTAGATAATATGAGAGTAGATGTAGCTAACTCTATGCAAAATGGAGTTTCTGAAAGTCAAGCT